TTACAATGGTGAGCAAAAAGTTTACAGAAACCGTTATTCTTTAAACATTGCCAAAATGATATGTGAAAATTTTGCCGATTTAATAATGAATGAAAAAGTTACAATTACCTTAGATAATGATGAGTCAAATAGAGTAATTAACGATATTTTAACTAAAAATAAGTTTAATATTCGAGCAAATCAAGCTATAGAAAAAGTTTTTGCATTAGGTACTTGTTGTATATTGGTTTCTCCAGATGAAGATTTAGGAATTAATATACAATTCATAACAGCAAACAACATCTATCCTTTGTCGTTTGGAAGCAAAGGAATATATGAATGTGCGTTTGTAAGTGAGGAAGTTGTAAGAATTGGGTTAGATGAAAAACCATCTTTAATCAAAAACGTACAAATCCATAGGCGTGATGAAGATGGAGAATATATAATAAACAACTTCCGATTTAAGTCTGACGGTTGTGGCAGACTAGAACGAATAGATTTAGATGATTTACCTTTTGAAATAAGGACAGGTAGTCGCAAGCGATGGTTTATACCAATATCGACTGCCATAGTTAACAACATAGATATGGATAGCCCATTCGGATTACCTATTTATGCTAATTCAATAGATACGATTAAAGCTTTAGACTTAACTTATGATAGTTTTACTAATGAAATACAAAACGGACGCAAACGTCTGTTTGTAACTCAAGACGCTTTAAAAGTTGATGCAAACGGTTTTAGAAATGCGTTCGACCCTCAAGATGTTGTGTTTTATCTATTAGACGGCAGTTTTGAAGGGAAAAACACCAACAATTATGTCCAAGAAGTCAACGGAACCCTAAGGATTGAAGAATTAAGAACTGCAATCCAAACTCACCTTGATATTTTATGTATGAAACTAGGATTCGGTAGAAATTACTATCGAATGGGTGAAGTTCTCGTTGGTAAAACCGCAACAGAAGTTGTATCCGAAAACTCTGATTTATTTCGAACGATTAATAAGCACGAGAATCCTCTTGAGATTGCGCTTATTGAAATGGTCGAACTTATAATTTATATAGGTAAATACTTTGGTATATTTAATATACCTGAACCATCGAAAATCACTATTGATTTCGACGACTCTATCATCGAGAGTAATGCAACGAAGCGAGAGCAAGACAGACTCGATGTACAAATGGGAGCAATGTCGCTCGAAGAATATCGCATGAAATGGTACAGCGAAGACGAGCAAACTGCTAAAAATAAAATCTCAAATATTGTAAATAATCAACCTGAACCTGAAAGAGAAGCACAATCAAATCCAAATCAATCACACACCAGCCCAAACGTTGTATAGAAGCTGCAGCGGTTGAGCTTATGTAATTATAAATGATAAAAAAATAAATTCAAAGGGTTGATATTTATTTGCTTTTATAATATAATAGTAGCGTAGTCCGTTTTACGGGTTCATCGAAATAATTTAAGTTGGATTATTTACGACGTCCACGATTCCTGCGTGGGCGCCGCTTATTTTTATATATTATGTTTAAAAAATACTTCAATTCATAATAAACAAATTGGAATATATCAAACATGAACCATATGAAATCTAAGTCGGACATTTAATCACCTCAATTCTTCACAGAACATGTGAGATAAGAGATGAACCCGCGCCACGAACTACGCTAATTGAGATTATAAACAATAAGAAAATAAATTCAAAGCATTTTTTATTTTATTAAATTAATTGGAGGAATGTTTTAATGTCATATAATACAAAGAATTATACAGAACAAGGCGGAGAAAAAACAGTAATAGGCGGTACGCTTGAAATTAAAAGTGATGCACAAATAAATGGTTTAAGCGAACTTTATACTACTACACTTACGGCTTTAGGTTGGGCAGATACCAGTGGCAACGCACCTTTTACACAAACTGTAAATATTCAGGGAATTCTTGCAACTGATACGCCGATTATAGATGTAGTTTTATCATCAACCGCTGAGACTGCTAAGTCTCAACTTGAGGCATTTAGCTGTTTATCGAAGATTGAAACTGCGGATGGTTCTATAACTGCTACTTGTTTGGATACCAAGCCTACTATTGATATACCTATAAAACTGAAGGTGATTAGATGAGTGACGGATTTATTATAAAACGTGGTGGCAGTGGCGGTTCAGGCGGTGGTGTAGACCCATCAATTATAGAGAGAACTGTTACCAATGTAACTGCGGATATGCTTCAGGGTGTTACTAGTATTGGGGAGAATTGTTTTAGTATTTGGGAAAGTTTAGCAAGTATAGAAATCCCAAATAGTGTTACTAGTATTGGCGAATATGCTTTTAACGAGTGTTCAAGTTTAACAAGTGTAACAATACCAAACAGTGTGACGTCTATTGGGAACCAAGCTTTTAGACGTTGTTCAAGTTTAGCAAGTATAGAAATCCCAAACAGTGTTACTTCTATTGGGAGTCGTGCTTTTGTAAGTTGCGAAAGCTTAACAAGTGTAACAATCCCAAACAGTGTTACTTCTATTGGGAGTAATGCTTTTTACAATTGCTCAAACTTAACAAGTATAACAATCCTAAATGGCGTTACTTCTATTGGGGAGTCTGCTTTTGAAAATTGCAAAAGCTTAACAAGTATAGAAATCCCAAACAGTGTTACATCTATTGGGGAGTCTGCTTTTCGATATTGCTCAAGCTTAACAAGTGTAACAATCCCAAACAGTGTTACTTCTATTGCGATTCGTGCTTTTGTAAGTTGCGAAAGCTTAACAAGTGTAACAATCCCAAATAGTGTGACGTCTATTGGGAATAGCTCTTTTAGTAATTGCAAAAGTTTAACAAGTATAGAGATACCAAACAGTGTTACATCTATTGGGGATCTTACTTTTCAATATTGTTCAGGATTAACAAGTATAACAATCCCAGACAGTGTTACTTCTATTGGAAATTATGCTTTTGAAGGTTGCCGAAGCTTAACAAGTGCAACAGTAAAAGCCATAACCCCTCCGATTTTAGGTAGTAATATATTTATTAATACGCCCTCATCTCTAGTAATCTACGTCCCAGCCGAATCAGTAGATGCTTACAAAGCATATGGCGGCTGGTCAAACTTCGCAGACAAAATCCAAGCGATACCAAGTGATTGATTTTTGATTTTCAATGAATATAATAATAGCAAGAGCTCCGCTTAAAAGGCGGTAGGCCCTAATGTAAGAATTGATTAACTTAATAACCGAAACTTCTCAACAAGTAGCGGTTATTTCATTAGCTTTAAAATTACGAATAAGATTAAAATTAAAATTATTAAGATTAAATCTTTATTCATAGGCCTTCACCTCACTTATAGAGGAGTGGCCAACCGCCATTTTCGGGCAAACTCTTGCACTTTGAATTATATAATCTTGATTTTTGATTTTCAATGAATATAATAATAGCGTGACCCAAAAGACGGGTTCGTTACTCAATTTATTATTATCGTAACTATTACCGTGTGTTCAGCACGGTAGTTTTTATGTTGAGTTTTAAAGAAACTCAGTATTTGCAATATTAATAAAATAATATTTAAAATCTGAATAATCTTTTCTCCCATACTCATCACCTCTTTCCTGTTCTAAATAAGAACAATTAGAAGTAATGAACCCGTGCTTTATGAGCCACGCTAAAGAAATTGTACAAAAAAACAAGATAAATTAAAAGGAGCGATATATGAGCGATAATATTCCAGAATGGTTAAGACCTTATTGTAAGCAAGGCGCTTATATCCCAACTAAAGAAGATATTGAAAAGCTTGAGCCACAATCAAGAGATGAGATGATTTTAAAGTATTTAGCATCTGATTTATCTAATTATTATACAAAATCTGAAGTTGATAACTTAATTGACGCTATACCAAAGTTTGATATAGAAGTAGTCCAAAATTTACCGATAAGTAATATTTCGCCAACTACTGTTTACCTTGTTCCTTCGCAGAGTGAGTCATCAGATATTTACAAAGAGTATATCTATGTAAACAACAACTGGGAGCTGCTTGGAATCCAGAAATCTGACTTGTCTAATTATTATACAAAGTCTGAAACGAATGCTTTAGTCAATGGAATTATTTATCCAGTTGGTGCAATCTATATGAGTGTAAACAGTACAAGCCCAGCAACATTATTTGGTGGCACATGGGAACAATTATCTAACAGATTTATTGTAGGTGTTGGCTCAAATTATTCAGCAGGATCAACTGGTGGATCTTCAACACATTATCATACAACTGGAGATCATACATTAACTGTAAATGAAATCCCAAACCATGACCATAGTGTTTGGTTACGTACAGATTCTGGAATAGCAACTACAGTGAGTTATGTTGCTGAAAATGGTAAAGCGATGATTTCAAGTGTAAACAGCACTGGAGGAGACCAGCCACATAATCACGGCAATACAAGCAGTGAAAGCAATTTGCCACCATATCTAGCAGTTTATATGTGGAAAAGAACAGCATAATTATTTATTAAAAAGGAGGTTTATGTATGAGTGAAATTCCGGAATGGTTAAGACCTTATTGTAAGCAAGGCGCTTACACACCAACTAAAGAAGATATTGAAAAGCTTGAGCCACAATCTAGAAAAGAAATGCTCTTAAAGTATTTAACCGATTCAGTTTCATCTGATTTATCTAATTATTACACAAAGTCTGAAGTTGATAATTTAATTAGCGCTATACCTAAATTTGATATAAAGGTAGTTCAAACATTACCGTCAAGCGATATTTCACCAACTACTGTTTATCTTGTTCCCTCGGATAGTGAATCGTCAGATGTTTACAAAGAATACATCTACGTAAATACCAACTGGGAGCTAATTGGGATCCAGAAAACAGACTTGTCTAATTATTATAATAAAACTGAAATTAATAATTTGTTAAGTGCTAAAGTTAATTCCAGTGATTTAAGTACAGTAGCAACAAGTGGTTCATATAATGATTTGTCCAACAAGCCTACAATACCGACTAAAACCAGTGATTTGACAAATGACAGCAATTTTGTTTCAAGTTCTGATTTATCTAACACTTACTATAGCAAAACACAAACCGATAATCTATTAGATACTAAGGTTGATAAAGTAACAGGCAAAGGATTATCTACAGAAGATTATACAACAGCAGAGAAAACTAAATTAGCAGGTATTGAATCAGAAGCTAATAAAACAGTTGTAGTTCAAACAACAGGTTCTAGCACAACTGATGTTATGTCGCAGAATGCTGTTAGCACTCAACTTGATAGTAAAGCAACAACAGTATTATATACAGCTACATTATTAAGCTCAAACTGGTCTAATTCAGCCCCTTACACTCAAACAGTAAGTATTCAAGGAATATTAGCAACAGATGTACCTGTAGTCGATGTAGTATTATCATCAACAACATCAACTGCTAAATCACAGTTAGAAGCCTGGAGTTGTGTTTCAAAGATAGAAACAGCTGCAGGCTCGATAACTGCCACTTGTTTCGAAGAACTGCCAGCAATTGATATTCCAATTCAATTAAAGGTGGTGAGATAAATGGCACAGGCAATAATCTCGAGAAAAGGTGGCGGTGGTGGTGGGTATGCTACTATTACGTTTGATAATGTTACGGCCGATGATGGGATTTTACACTTGCAAGCGACAGCATTAAGTGTTGCTAGGTATAATTTGGCAGCAACAACAGTGGGAGATTATGCATTATTTTGTGGTGGATATGGTAGTAGTGTCTCAGCAACAGTAGATGCATATAACACAAGCCTAACACGGTCAACACCAACAGTATTGAGTGCGGCAAGGAGACAATTAGCAGCGACAACAGTGGGAGACTATGCGTTGTTTGGTGGTGGGAATAATGGTTCTGTTTATTCAACCTTAGACGCATATAATACAAGTTTAACACGTTCAACACCAACATCTTTAAGCCAAGCTAGGTATAATTTGGCAGCAACAACAGTAGGTGATTATGCTTTATTTGGTGGTGGATATGGTAGTAGTGTCTCAGCAACAGTAAATGCATATAACACAAGCTTAACAAGGTCAACGCCAACAGCATTAAGTACTGCAAGACACGAATTAGCAGCGACAACAGTGGGAGACTATGCGTTGTTTGGTGGTGGTAGAGATAGTAGTTACTTATCACCCGTAGATGCCTATAACACAAGCTTAACAAGGTCAACGCCAACAGCATTAAGTGCTGCAAGATACGAATTAGCAGCAACAACAGTAGGAGATTATGCATTATTTGGTGGTGGATATGGTGGTAGTTACTTGCCAACAGTAAATGCATATAACACAAGCTTAACACGTTCAACACCAACAGCATTAAGTGTTGGAAGAAGTGAGTTAGCAGCCACAACAGTTGGTGATTATGCTTTGTTTGGTGGTGGATATGGTGATGTTCTTGGTAGTTACTTGCCAACAGTAGATGAATATAACACAAGCTTAACACGTTCAATACCGACAGCATTAAGTGCTTCGAGGAGCTATCTAGCAGCAACAACAGTAGGCAATTATGCTTTGTTTGGCGGTGGGCGTTATAGCACTTCATTAGTTGATGCATACTTTCTGCATAAGAAAATTCAATTATACCCAGACGCAAAATATAAATTTAATGATATGGCAGATGAAGTTACTTCACAAACATTCCAAGAAATTGAGGTAGGGCCTCCAATAAACGGTTATATAAAAATTAAAGATGCCACAATTAATTAAAGGAGATTTAATATGATTAAAATTGAAAAATACGATGGTTCTAAAACTTATATGTTCCCAAACGGGGAATTGGCAACACCTGAAAGGGTGAAAAAAGATTATCCTGCAGTTGATACTTTTACTCATATAGTAGAAACTGACGAAGCCTCTCAGGTTATGTTTGCAATTCAAAACTTAGCGGCTATCAAATCCCAAATGGGGATTGATATGAGTTTAAGTGATGAGGAGGCGATTAGTAAAATTGAAGAAATAAGAAACACTCCGCCGCCTGAACCTGAAGTATCAGCGGAAGAAAGAATAGCTGCAGCTTTGGAATTCCAAAACGTTTTAAATATGTAGTTGATTTTTTATTTTCTATGGATATACTAATAGCGTAACCTGGTGACGGGTTTATTACAATTTGATTTCTGTTTTTATTGTAACAACCACATTTACCGTGCGGTTGTTACTTTTAAGCTTTTTGATTTTATATATGTATTTTATAATACGAAATAAAATTTTAAGGGCTTTAAATAACATGTTTACCACCTCTTTTCCCTGCTAAAAAGCAGGTTAAAAAGCAATAAACCCGCACTCCCAAGTTACGCTTTTCTGATAATACTCAAACTTAAAATTTATTTCAATAATTTGGAGGAAAATAATATGAATTACGAATTAATTAAAAAGAATTATGACCGCAGTTTATGGAGCAAACGGCAAGTAGAAATAGCCAAGGAAAAAGGTGTTATAACCGAAGAAGAATACCAAAAGATAACCGAGGGTGCTAAATAATCCTCGGCGATGCGAGAGTAACTGAATTTTTTCATAATGATTGACTCCTTTAAAATATCCTCTTTAAAATATTTTTTTAAAATTTATCTTATTTTATTCCCTTTAACTCTCGCATTTGATTTTTATTTTTTTTATGGATATAATAAATGCAAGAACACCGTTTAAAGACGGTTAGTCCTAATGTAGAATAACGATTATAAAAAACCGTTTACTTATTCGACAAGTAGGCGGTTATTTTTTGATGTATATAATAATAATTAACATCGTAAAAAGTATACGGTTGACTTTTTATTTTCGGTGAATATAATAATAGCAGAGACACCGTTTAATACGGTTAGCCCTTAATTCTGTTATAAAGCCATTAATAAATTAACTGCTTCTGGACAGGAGGCAGTTATTTTTTTATGATTTCATGATAAGTAAGCAATATTAAAAATATTAGCAACAAATCAGTATTCATAATCATCACTCCTTTCAATTGGAGTGGCTAACCGCCTTTTCGGACAATCTCTGCAAAGGCTATTTTACAAACTAACAAAAACAAATTCAATATTGAGGAACTGGATAATCTCGTTAAAACAGTTCATTAGTGCAGCTAACACTTAAAAGAAGCTAATTTGAGGAACTACCTCGTTAAAAAAAGGAGATAAAATGGAAACACAAGAAGAATCTAAAGTTATTGAAACAAATCCTGAAAAAGAAAATGTAGTTCAAGAAACTACCGAAAAAGAAGACCATTTTGACTATAAAAAAGCCAGAGAAGAAAGAATTACACGAAGTACCGAAAGAAGAATTTTAAAGGAACTCGGTGAAGATTCTTTTGAATCGATTAAAGGCAAACTTCAAGAAGCTTTAAATATTAAAGCAGAGCTTGAAAAGGAAAGAATAAATGGTCAGAAACTTAAAATATTAGAATCAGGTTTTGATAACAAATATTTAGATTTTATAGTTTACGAGATTAATAAAACTAGAGGGGAAGAATCTTTTGATGATTGCTTAACTAAGTTCAAGGAAAATAACAAACAATATCTTAAACGAAATAAAATAATAAATACTTCTCCGAATTTAGAAAGCAATAATAAATCAACAGACGCTCATCTTCGGATGAACGATTTTCTTTCTAGGAGAATAACCAAAATTTAACAAAAGAGGTAATTAAAATGGCAGATATTATTGATAGGTCGGCTGCGCAGTCGTTGATTCCTCCTGAATTAGTACATGAGATAATTCAAGGAGCAACGAAATATTCAGTCGCTTTACAGATATTTAAAAGAGGGCGCAATATGTTAAGAGATGAGGTTTTAATGCCTGCTCTTTCGATGCTCCCTGAAGGTGGATGGTTAAATTCAGATAATGCTA